TTTTAGATAACGCGAAAATAGACGACGCCTTATCCGCAAGACTTTATGCCGACAGGTTTCCATATAACCTATTCAAAGCCCCCCAGCGCAGGATATGGGTAGTCGGGGCGGGCGGTGGTATATCACTGTCGCTTACAGGCCAGTCACTCACTGCAAATCTAGGTGCTCTATCTGCATCTGTAACATCTTCTGTAACTGGAAATCAGACAACATTACAGCAAGGAACGATTACAGCCAATGTAAGTCAAACACTTACAGGACAAGCAATATCTTTAGTACAAGGTTCTGTATCGTCTGATGTAAGCACTGTAATAACTGGGCAAACAGTATCTTTAGCGCAAGGGTCAGTAACAGATGCTTCTAGTGGTAATGTTACAAAGGCACTCTCTGGGCAAAGTCTTTCTGTATCACAAGGTGCATTAACTGCATCTATCAGCCTTGCGCTTAATGGGCAAAGCATTGTTTTAAGTGGTGGGTCAGTATCCCCAGCAATTAGTTCTGCTCTTGCAGGACAACAAGCATCTGTTCAGCAGGGGAACGTATCTGCAAATATATCTGCCGGATTAACTGGGCAGGCTGCTGTTATATCCAATGGTACTGTTTTTCAAGCGGGTTCTGATGTTACAAAAGCGCTCACAGGCCAACAGTTAAGCATCGCCCTTGGAGTTCTGCTAGAGAAAAAAACAATCGCCAGACCGTCATCAGATACTACTGCTGGTGCATGGTTGCCTAGTGCTGGAAGTTCGCTATATGCCACCCTCGATGAAGTGTCGCCAGATGATGCAGATTACATTTATACGAATAGTGTGAGTACCTGCAAAATAGCATTGAATGCCGTTGCAGACCCATTAACATCCTCAGGACAGATTGTGAGTTATAGAGTGTGGAGTCCAAATAGCAATGGGCTTACTGTAAGGCTCATGCAAGGCGCAACAGAGATCGCTTCATGGACGCATACAGTATTGCCCACTTCTCCAACAACCTATCAACAGACACTAACTGCTGGGCAGTGTGATGCGATAACAGATTATTCGACATTGGCTATTCAACTGGAATCAGTGTAATGGCAACCGATGTTAGAGTCAGTTGGGTACAGTTTGATACGTTAGGGATTGTAAAAGACGTTCGGGCAAGTTGGGTACAGTTCGATACGTTAGGAATTACAAAGGATGTTCGGGCAAGTTGGATACAGTTCGATCCGCTTGCAGCTCAGGTATCAAGACAAGGTGATGGTAGTGGATGGGATAGCTATTCTTATACTCACCGTAAAACTGTAAAACAATTCAAGAAAGAATTTGAATTACTTAGCTATGAAGAAATAAAGCAAGAAAAACATAGCGCAGAAATAAAGTTAAAACTTGCTAAAGCAAAACTAATTGAAGCCAATGAGTTTGGATTTGACTATGAAATAACGCGTCTAAAACTTGTTATCGCTATCGAACTGAACAAGATAAAAGCACTTGAATATCTTGAAGATCACAAGATAGCAGAAGCAAAAGTATTAAAACTCAAGAAGAGTATAGAAGCAGATTTAGTGTTTATTGCAGCCTACATGCTGGAGGAAGAATATGACTGATTTTGAGACTGGTTCAAACTTGCTGATCAAGTACTACGAAGATAGATTAAACATGATGGCATCGCAAGCATGGAAGGATTTAATTGATGATGTTCAATCAATGATTGATGCAAACAATAATGTAATGGTTATTCAGGATGAAAAAACACTTCATTTCAAGCGAGGTGAAATTTCAATCATGAATTGGATACTTTCATTGGAAGAAATGACAAGGGTTGGGTATGAACAGCAAAAGGAGGAACGTCGGTGAGATTATTGATGGAATACAAATGCAACTCTGGGCATCTTACAGAGCGATACATTGATTCAGGCATTGATACTGTTAAGTGCGGCACCTGCGGGGATGATGCGCATAAAACACTTGGGCTGGGAACCATCCTTCTTGATGGAACAGACCCAGGATTCCCCGGCGCCTATGAAAGATGGGCAAATGTTCGAGAACAGAGGCATAAACTTACCATGAAGAAGAACATGGAGCATGGTAGGGATAGGATGAAGTGAGTACTAACTTTTTTTATTTTTCTGAAATGTAAGTGGGCACTTGCTTTTTTATATTTGGTATGTTAATTTAACACCATAGCGCTTATTTTAGAGTGTGCGAAGGAGATAAAGATGGATGAGCAAAGCAATGTACAAGAGGCAGAGAAATTTGCTGATGTTAGTGAGTTGGATACTGTTTCCGAACAAATCAAGGAACAGGAAAGCGCAGCAAAGGACGAACAAAAAAGTGTAATAGAAGATATTTTGCCGGAAGAATTCAAAGGCAAAAGTGCTTCTGAAATTGCCAAGCAAGCACTTTTTTACCGAAAACAGATGGGCAAGCAAGCCAATGAGTTAGGTGAGGTTCGGAAACTTGCTGATGAGCTGATTCAGTCACAACTGTACACGCAGAAAGAACAAGTAGTCAGTAATGAAGTAGATATTTTTGAGAATCCAGATGAAGCAATTCGTAGGGCGATTGAGCGAAATCCAATGGTTCAATCTGCTGCATTGCAGGCAGAAAATTCTCGTAAATTATTGGCACAGCAACAATTGGCAAGCAAGCATCCTGATTATCAGAAAGTCATTCAAGATAGTGGATTTTCTGAATGGGTTGGTAAAAGCAGGATTAGGCAGGAATTGTTGCAACGCGCTGATAGATACGATATTGAAGCTGCTGATGAATTGTTATCTACCTATAAGGATTTACGCGCAACACAGCAAAGCAAAGTCTCTGAGGTTGAAAAAACTGCAAGAGGCAAGGCATTGTCTGCTGCTGGCGTAGACTCAGGTGGGACTGGAGAAACATCGAAAAAAATCTTCCGACGTACTGACATTATGAGACTAATGCAGACTGACAGGAAAAAATACGATGCGATGCAAGATGAAATCCTGCGTGCATATTTCGAAGGTCGCATATGTTAATCCTTCGGTACTAATTCTAGTGCCGAATAAAATTTAAGGAGTTTTATTATGGGACTAGGAACCAACCAGACAGGCGTAACCGTTGCCGATAAGTGGATCGGCGAGATTTGGCAGGACGAGGCTATTGCGACGTATGAGGCAAAAACCATCATGCGCAACCTTGTCGAAGTATTTCAGCACCAGAAGAATAAAGGAGATGTCATCCATCGCCCGAAACCTGGCCGTGGCAGCGCATCGTCAAAAGTAGTTAATACTCAGGTTAATCTGATTGCCGATACTGCCGGTGAAATACTTATCAGTATTAACAAGCACTATGAGTACTCAAAAATGTTTGAGGATATTGCCAGCCTTCTCGCTTTGAATGGGATGCGCCAGTTTTATACCAAAGATGCCGGTTATGCTCTGGCAAAACGGGTAGATGCTGAACTGCATATGCTGGGTGCGCTGGCTCAAGGAGGGACGGTATCTGCTGCGACTCTATATGAGACCGCCGTAATCGGTGGAGATGGCTTGACTACCTTCTCTGGCGCAGCTAATACTAATACAGGTAATGGCACAGCATTGACTGATGCTGCCCTACGCCAAGTCATGCAAACGCTGGAGGATTCTGATGTAAATACCGGCGAATGTGGCTTGGTTGTTCCTCCTACTGTCATCAAGACTCTGCGTGGTATTGCTCGATTCACTGAGCAGGCATTTGTTGGTGATGGCAAGGCTATTAGAACAGGCCGCATTGGTAATCTGTACGGTGTAGAGGTTTATGCGTCCAGTGTGTGTCCGTGGATTCACGTTAATAGTGTGACTGGTACTCAATCAGGCCGCGTTATTACTGATGATACGGTGCAAGCATCTGCTGCTCCTACTGGTGCAGCTTTTGTGGATGATTTTGGGCAGACTGTTAACTGGTCAAGTGGATCAGATACAAAGTATCGTGCTTGCCTGATGGTTCATCCTGATGCAATGGTATTGGCCGAAGCACAATCTGTCCGTACTCAACAACAATACAAGCAAGAGTATCTTGGTTATCTGGTAACTTCTGATTGTATCTTTGGTACTGCTGAACTGCGTGATTATGGTTCAATGGCAATCGTTGTGCCTGCGTAATAGTGCAATCTTATATATCCTCCGGTGTAATTTAACGCCGGGGGATATATTAAAAAAGGAGAACAATCATGGCTTTAGCAGTTAAAGTTGAGCAGGGAACCAAGCAACTTCAAGGTGTATTCAAGGAACTTTGGGCAGTAACGCTTACAGGCCTTGACTTTGCTAATGCGGCAACAGGTTCAGGTACATTCGCATCTATTGATGTCACTGTACCAGGTGTTGCATTGGGCGACATGCTGATAGGTGTCTCAGTAGGTGTCGATACTATTGATGCACTTATTTATGGTGCAGTAACTGCCACTGGTGTAGTTACGCTGACGTTGCTGAATAACACCGCTGGTGCAGTTGACCTTGCAGCTACCAGTGGGAAATTGCTGGTAGGCCGTCCAGCTTGGTGATAATCCCCCGCTTCGGCGGGGGTTTTAACATTTGGGGTAAAGATGAAAGTAACTTTTCGCTGTAAGCAATCTGGCAATACAGTCTCATTCAGTGACCCAACTGATATTAAATCCATGCGTGAAGAAACGCACTATGAGGAAATTAAAGATGAAGCCCAAGAGACCAATGCCAATGCCAATGAAAACACCAGCCAAGAAGCCGGGCAAGAAGTGCTGAAAAGGCGTAGTAGACCAGCAAAAGTAGGCGTTAGTGATGCTATTGGAGAGTTGTAATGGATACTCCTATGCAAGGGATGATGCAACCTGCACCTGATAGTCAGGGTGCTTCTCAACCTATGGGACAATCAGAACAACCTGCTGGAACTCGATTTAATGGAGTTGTGCAATCAGATGAAGGCCCAATTACGGTAAAAAACGGTATTGCACAGGTTGGCAATGATGTCTATTTTGTTAGTGATGATGGTTTGCTTGTTGGCGATAAAGATGGTGGACTTGTTGCAGTGATTATAGATGGCAAGGTCGTTGAGCCAACT